CGATTGGACGACCCGCGACAAATACTCCCGGAAGGACCCGCGCGATGGGGGGAGGGGGGGTCACCTAGCCGAGGCCACCGCCTTCTCCAGGCTGCTGCGCAGGTAATCGCCGAAGCGACGGTCGATCACCTTCTGCCCGATCTCGGCCATGGGGAACATCTTGCCGTAGCGCGCACGGGGCACGGCGATGAACAGCGGGCGCAGTTTTCCCTTAGCCGTCCGCTGGTACACACCAGGAGGCCTCCCAGCGCCGTCTGGACGCCCCAGGAAGACGCTGTTCTTCCCCTTCGTGGCTATCTGCCCCTCAATGCGCTTCAGAGTGGCCAAGGAGACGTTTCCAGCGGCCGTGAGGTTGATCGCTGCGGGCACGAGCACCGACCCCTTCGGCATCGTCGCCTCAGCCTTGGCCAGATAGCGCCGCTCGACCGGCTTCTGCCCACGATCACCACCGCTGATCAGCGTGCGCAGATATCGGGCGCGGCGACGCTCGGCGTACACCTCGGCCTCGAGGTTGCGCTTGCTCGACCTGTTGACCAAGAATGCGCGCTGGGTGAAGGCCACCGGGTTCTTGAAGTACTGGCGAGTGGCGCCGTTCATCGCCGTGCGCATGTCAAACGCTGTGGCGTTCAAGGCCTGGCTGATGGCGAACGGAAGCTGCTTCGTCATGGTGTCGGTCCACCGGATGGCGGTGGGCAGCTCCGACTTGATGTCCAGGCGGATGGTGGTCATGCCCCAAGGGTAAGGCGAAAGCCTGTGCCTAACCTGACCCAACCTGACCCCCCCCCCCAAACTTAGGGTATTACCCCCTCTCTCTCCTCCTATATATACTTTATTACTAAGGTTAGGAGGTTAGTATGTTAGGAGAAAGGAGTCAGGCCGGGCGATTTCGGCTCCCAACCTAATTCAGGAGGTTGGGAGTCTGTACGCCCATTGGCGCTTACCGCCCGTGCAGTCTCGATACTTGACCCATCCGAGATCCCTGAGAATCGCTGAGACCTGCATCTGATCTGCCCTGGTTTGACGCTCAAGTGGTTTCTCGATCGCGTTGCTCAACAGTTCCTCAGAAGTGAGTGGGGCAATGGATCGACGGTTAGCCAGGTAGGTCTCGACGGCGGCCTGCCAAGGGTTGGAGACCAGATAGGTTTCGTTCTCGGTTTCGACCTGGCGTTCCATTTCACGGGGGAGATGGTTGGCGTCGCCATTGCGGTAGGCGGCGACGGCAGCTGACCAAATGGCATCACGCTCAAGCAGGAGACCATCTACTGCGATATGTGGTGCTGCGAGCACGGGGATGACCCAGAAGCGACGGTTGCCGGTGTCATCCACCAGGAAGCCGCTGTCGCGGTTGGTGGAGCCGACGATGATGCAGCGGCGTGGGAAGTCCTCGGTGGCCTTGCCGTAGGGCACGCGGAAGGTATCGGTTTGCTGTGAGAGGAAAGCCTTCACTTGGCCTGCGTGGCGACGACCAGTAAGGAAGTCCAGTTCGCCGTACTCCATGATCCAGGAGCGGTGGAGCACCATTAGGTCGTCCTTACTGGACACGTCGCGGAGAGCATCAGAGAAGAAGGCACCGCCGAGATTGCGCCAGAAGGTGGACTTGCCACAGCCTTGGGGTCCCATGAGCACGCAGGCTGAGTCGTGTTTAGCCCCTGGCTCATAAACGCGGCGCACTGCTGCAATGAGAGTGCAGCGGAGCATGGCGTCGTACAGAGTGCAGGGTTGATCGTCTGGGCGTAGGTAGGCCGTAGCTAGATGATCGATGGGCACAGGTTGAACTTCTTCTGCAACGCGATCGAGGTATTCACGGACTGGATCGTATTGATTCTCTCGAGCCACATAGACGACAGCATCAGATGCCAGCTCTTTCGAAACCTTGACACCAGCAAGTGCTAGTTCAAGGTAATGATGCTCCAAATTGTGGAGCGCTTTGCCGTCCAGTTCGATGGCTTGTGTATAGATGTTGTACCTGAGCCGATCACCTTGTTGCTGACGGATTAAGGCAAGCAATTCATCGACTTCGAGCTTGATTGCTTTGGATCCAGCAGTCTCAAAAGCTGCCGCCTTGGGATGATCGCTACCGAGTGCGGACTTGATTGCATTGACGGCAACTTGACGAGGCGAGATACCACCGGCTAGGTGATAGAGAGTGCCGAGGCCAATGCCGCCAGAATCGGACTTAAAAGTCGACCATTTGTGTTCGCACTCGCCGGCTTTGAACTTGCCGGAGCCAGCAGACCACTGGATCCAATCCTTAAGGAGCGAATCATCACCGACGCTATGAAGCGCCATTCCAACCTTGACCCATTCGTCGTAGTCATCCGCGAGATTGGATGGGATGCGATCGAGGTAGGTACGAGCGCGATCGGTATCTTCAACCGGATTGGGTAGATGAATGAGTTGGGGTGGTTCTAATGTGCGCTGCATTTGCTGCAGCAGCACAGATGGCGCTTCTGCGAGGGGCAGATCTGATGGTGAGCGATCCTTAAGCCAGCGATAGGAGCCAGTCATCGGGTGCTTGCCGAGGACTACGGATTGGCAGCCAGTCCAGCGGAGTTCAAGCTGTTCACCCTTGATTGAAGATTTGAGTTTGGTGGTTTTGATCTGATCCCAGAAGCCGCGGGGCACGGAGTAGATGATTTGCAGGCGACCATCACGGCCGGAGGTGACTGCCCAGGATTTGGGCAGATCGCGCAGTGAGGTTCCGAGGGATTCGAGGACTTCGGAAGCACCGAGGCCATCGTGATCGACGAATAGCAGACCGCCTGATGGTGGACCTGCGAGGACGCCAACGGCGACGGCACGGCCTGCGTGCAGTTCAACCTCCAGTTGTCGCTTGCTGAGGGGGTTCTTCTGCCACTCGGGCTGATAGGGGCGTTTGTCGTTCCCGACTGCGACGAGCGCCCATGAGTCAGGGATGCCTGTGAGTTGATCGATGATTGCGGCCACTTGGCTCTGATACGTAGCCGAAGAAGTATGACCGAAGGATGGGAGGTTAGGAAGCTATCTCAAGATTTCTTCTGCGTCTCGAACTGAGCGCGCCACCCCAGCGATGCCACCAGCGCCTCGGACAGTTCCCATCCAGGCCTGCTGCGCTGGAGTGAGATGGCCTGTGGTGGTCTTCACCTCGATGCTGGTGAAGATGGCAACACGCTGCCCGACCATCTCGGGTGTGATGGTGATGGTGCGCCAGCCGATCAGGTCTGCGGAGCCGCGCGCCAGGCCGAACTGGACGGGTCGACCAGTGCGTGGATCGGGCAGGGTGCCGGTGTTGTTGCGAAATAGGCGGAGATCAGATCGGCTGCCAACTGCTAGGCGGATGCGCTGCTGGATGTCGGTCTCAGCGTTTGCCACGCGCGTGGAAGATCCGGTACGCCCAGCCGGGACTGTAGCCGCGCTCATTGGCCAGGGCGAGGAGCTGCTCGAGGGTGCGAGCGGTGCCTTGCTTGCGGCGTGCTTGCCGCATCTCGCTCCGTTTCAGCTCCTGCAGCTCACCTGCTAGTTGGCGGATCTTGCGGTTCGTGATCGGTGCGCATTGTGCGCCACAGACTGGGCACTGCGGTTGCGGCTTGAAGGCGGCGTAGCACTCGGGGCATGTGCGCACTGATGGCGGTTGTACGGACGTTGTACGGACACGCTTGATGCCATCGTCGAGCGTCCAGTCGCGATGATCATCCGGGAAGCCATGGCGGGTGACATTGCCAACGTGATCGAGGATCAGCGCAGCCTGCTTACCAGGCGCTGGGCGGAGTACGCGCCCGACCTGCTGCAGGTAGAGGCCGAGGGACTTGGTGGGGCGCAGGAGGATGGCAACGCTGGCAGCGGGCACATCGAAGCCTTCGGAGACCACATCGACGGTCACCAATATCTGCACCAGGCCGGCGCCAAAGTCTGCAACCACCTGATCGCGGTCACCGGTGTTGCCAAGAAGTAGCCGGGCAGCGATGCCTGCAGCTTGGAAGGCCGCGCAGACCGACTCAGCGTGCGCGACATTGCAGCAGAACGCGATCGCCTGCTGGCCTGCAGCGAGCCGCTGGTAGTGGGCAATGGCGTCACCTGTGACGGTTGGGCGATCCATGGCTGCCGCGGCCTGATCGTTTGCGTAGTCACCAGCTCGGGTGCGGATGCCGGATAGATCGGCCACTACTGGCGGCGCGTAAATGCGTGAATGACTGAGGTAGCCAGTGTCTATCAGCTCAGCGACCGAGGGACCGAGGACTAAGTGATCGAACGCACTGCGGAGGCCGCGGCCATCGAGGCGGCATGGTGTTGCTGTGACGCCCAGGCGGTAGGCGGCTGGCCAATGCTGCAAGGTGCGCTCCCACTGGCCTGCGGTGGCGTGATGCGCTTCGTCGATGATGATCAGGTCCGGCTGCCAGTCGATACCTGATAGGCGGCGCGCGATTGTCTGCACCGAGGCCACCTGCACGGGCGCCTCGGATGGCTCAATGCCTGCAGCGATGAGGCCATGGTCAAGGCCTGCCCATCGCAGCTTGTCGCTGGCCTGGCGGAGTAGCTCACGGCGATGCACGAGAATCAACACCCGGCGGCCTCGAGCAGCCGATGCCTGCGCGATAGCGGTGAAGATGATGGTCTTCCCACCGCCGGTCGGTAGGCATAGCAGTGGCGCCCGATAGCCGAAGCGGTAGGCATTGCGGAGATCGTCGATGGCGCGCTGCTGGTAGCTGCGGAGCTGCATGGGGTTGCACTTGACCGCATCAGGCTATAGGATCGCGCAAGTCGCCACACCCTATGGAGAACGCCGACTATCACGCGCACCCTGCGATCTCAAAGTCGCATCTGGATCTCATCGCGCGATCGCCTTTGCACTACTGGGCGCGCTACATCGATCCAAAGCGCGTTATTCCCGAGCCGACGCCAGCGATGCGCATCGGCAGCGCAGTCCACACCCATGTGCTCGAACTGCACAAATGGGATACCGACTACATCGTCGCCCCCGATGGCCTTGATCGCCGCACTAAGGCCGGCAAGGAGGCATGGGCACTGTTCGAGGCTGAGGCCAACGGCCGCACCGTGCTGAGCCGAGAGGATGCTGATCTTGTCATGCACATGGGCAGAGCAGTGCTCGGCCATCCGGCTGCTGCATTGCTGCTCGGTATAGCCGGGGAGGCTGAGACCACGCACATGTGGACGGAGCCGACCACCGGATTGCAGTGCAAGTGCAGGCCGGACTGGATCACCGAGGATGGCGGCATCGTGGTGGATCTCAAGACCACCGAGGACGCCAGTCCGCGGGAGTTCCGCCGCAGCATCGCGAAGTGGCGGTATCACGTCCAAGCCGGCTGGTACATGGCGGGCATCGAGGCTGCCTATGGCAAGCGGCCAAGCGGGTTCATCTTCATCGCAGTGGAAAAGAAGCCACCGTTCGCGGTTGGTGTCTACGCCGCTGATGAGCAGATGATCGAGCGCGGCTACGAGACCGCCATGCGCGATCTGCAGACACTGGCCGAGTGCAAGGCATCAGGCCACTGGCCGGCCTACAGCGATCGGATTGAACCGATCAGCCTGCCGGCATGGATGCAGCCATCCAACGGTCAAATTCAAGATTCACCTCCTGAGATCGCTTTCTACTGATGCCAGTTGTAAAGCTGTCTGCGTCCTTGGTTGATTTGTGCAAGCAATGCGCAAAACAACGCGATCAAAACCGAAGAAATTCGGTCGACTACAGTAGCGACAAAACACCCGATAAAGGTATTTGGAGCTTTATTGGAGTTGTTGGAGAGATCGCATTGCTTCAGTATTTCGGCTTGCCGATTGACTGGAATTATCTCTCGACGGACGCTGGCTTTGGAGGTGTTGATGTTGGTGACTTCTGGGAGGTTCGCGCCACTACGAAACGCACCAATCGGTTGTTTCTATGGCAGGACGAGATTTGCAACCGCAAGAAACTGGCCTGCGCATGGAGCAAGGTTGTCGTCAATTTGGAGGCGCTTGAATGTGATGTTTGCGGTTGGGCTATGGGCTATGAAATAGCCGAGCATGGCCTTTCCGCTAAGTATGACTGCAAGCGTGCCTCTAAGTTTCTCGACAATCGACTGTTGAGAGTTCACAGCAACCCTCAAACCGATCATTCCTCTGCGAATGATTTGCGCCTATTCTTTCTCTACCCCCAACAGATGGAAGCATCTAGTTCTATAGCGACCACCCAGCCAACTGGCTCGGTGTTCAGCGGCATCCAAGCCTTTGAGGATGCCCAGCGTATTGCGAAGGCGCTGGCCAGCAGCACGCTGATCCCACCGCAGTTTCAAGGCCAGCAGGGTTTCGCCAACTGCTTGGTTGCGCTGGAGATCGCCAATCGGATGGGCATCTCGCCCTTCTTGGCGATGCAGCACCTGCATGTGATCCATGGCCGGCCATCGTGGAGCAGCAGCTTCATCATTGCGATGGTCAACGGCTGCGGCCGGTTCAGCCCACTGCGGTTCGAGTTGAGCGGCACCGGGGACAGCCTGGCCTGCTACGCGGTCGCCAAGGATCTCGCCAGCGGGCAGGAGCTGAAGGGACCGACCATCACCATGGCGATGGCGAAGAAGGAGCAATGGGCGACCAAGGCGGGCAGCAAGTGGCAGACGATGCCGGAGCTGATGATCCGCTATCGCGCCGCAGCGTTCTGGGGTCGCCTCTATGCCAGTGATCTCCTGCTCGGGATGCAGAGCCAGGAGGAGGTGGTCGACATCCAGCCGGTGACCGTGAGCGATCAGGTCGCTGATCTGAACGCCGCCATCCCTGAGCCGGCACCTACACCGGAGCCTGAGAGCGATGAACTCTTCTGAGTACCTGACTGCCACCCAGCTTGCACAGCGATGGGGGTTGCACCCTGACACGCTGATGCGCTGGCGCAAGGCTAATAAGGGTCCGGCGTATTTCCGCACGCCAGGCTTCGTGCTCTACCCATTGGCCGGGGTGGAGCAATACGAACAGGCCAACACCATTACCAACGAACAACCATGAGCTTCAAGCTGAACCTGAGCATCTTCAAGTCGACCAAGCCTGAAAGCAAGGTGGACTTCAGCGGGATGATGAACATCAAAGTGGAGGAGCTGGATGCCTTCTGCCGCTTTGTGATGAGCCAGACGCCCGACCAGTACGGCAGCGTCCAGGTGCCGATCAGCGGCTGGAAGAAGACCAGCCAGAAGGGACTGGCCTATGTGAGCGCCGTGGCACAGCCGCCGCGCGAATGGGTGGATCCTGGTGATGCTGCGCAGAAGTTGGCCGCGGCCACTAATGGCGTGGTGGTCGACGTGAGCGACGACATGTTCTAACGCCCCATCAGTTCACATTCGAGCCGCGCGATCTCGTTGACGGCCTGCTGGAGCAGTTGTTGCTGGTAGCAGGCCTGCTTATAGAGAGCGACGGCCATGGTGCCCGCGTCTTTGCTGTTGAGCAGAGCGCGGGCATGTTTTTCGATCTCGAACTGCTGCTCTGCCGAAAGGGTGACGGCCATCCACTCACCGAACTGCATTGTGCTAGACCAGTGGGGTACATCTCACGATAGCAATGCAGTGCCCCAGGTGCTCCAGTGGTGACATCAAGGCAATGGCAACGAACAACCGCGACGCCGAGGTGACGGTGCGCAAGCGTGGCTGCAATGCCTGCGGCCATGTGTGGTTCACGGTCGAGCTACCTGTCAGCCCGGCGGTGGTCGGTTGGGGGCGGCGCGTCAAGGGGCAAAGCAAGCCAGAACTGCGGGTGCCGGTGGAGCTGGCAGTGGGCGCTGAGGCCGTGTAAAGAAGTGTCACACGCCTGTGGCATGTGCCCCGTAGGCGGTGCATAATTACGTCATCGGTAACCCACTAAGCCAATGACCAACCCCGCTCACCTGATCCACGCCGGCAACATCCTCTACACCCTTGAGAAAGCCGGTTACACGATTGATCAGTTCATCGAGTTCTGGGGCACCCTGCTGGTTGTCGAGATCGCTGGCAACGGCGATCGCTGGTACGACCGCCGTCAAGTCGAGGCGTTCGTTGCCGCCTGAGCCATCCTTAGCTCCCATCCACCTATCACTTCAATCCAATGATCAACCGCATCAACAATGCCATCTGCATCCTTGTCGTCGCTGCCGTGTTCGCCATGATCGGCATCGAGGCCGGCAACCAAGCAGGCGCTACGCACTCCGGCACCCAGTCCTACATCGAGGTGCGTAAGTGACCCCCCGCCGCTTTTACTTCACAATCAAGTCCGCCAACGTCGTCGAGTGCGTACTGGCGCACAGCCTGACCGAGGCCAAGTTGATCGCCGCCGATACATGGCTCCCTTGGTGGAATCAGATCGAATGGCTCAATCCTGAATCTGTCACCGATCCGAATGTCTACCTCTAACTCTCCGATCGCCTTCCAATGGCGCACCGATCCCGAGGATCAGGGCGTCTACGGCGAGGGCATCAGCAGACCACGCAATGGTGCCCGCACCAAGGAGTATCGCCTCCTAATTTATCCCAGCGGCGCTCGGCCGATGCTCTGGATCACTCGCGCCGAGAACGTCGGCGCTGCGATCCGCTACGCCCAGAACCGCTGGCCATCCGCTGAAATCGAAGTTGCATCATGACCCCAGATCAATCCATTGTTCCCTTTCATCGTTCGTTCATCCTCGCGAAAGTCATTCACTTGGACAAGGTGAATGATCTCAGCCGATCTGAATTGGACATGCTCAACATCGAAACGTTGGCCGCACTCCAAGAAGCCAGGCACAACTACGACCTGATTGAGGACAAACAATCAGAGGAGGCCAGTGGCGAATATCGCCGGATGAAGATGGCCGGCTATTTCCAAGCTGCTATTCAAATCGCCCTGCAGAGCCGATGAACGATGCTGTCCGTGCTCGCCTCTATAGCCTGCTCGAAGGCAGCAACACCTTCAAAGCTGGCCAGGCATCAGAACGTGATCGCCTCCGCCTGCTGATCGACATCCGCATCGATCAGTTGCACAACACTTGCGGCATCAAGAACCGCGAACAGCTCTGTGCTGAACTGCTCCACCTTCGCAAGTACCTCGACGAATGACCACCACGCAACTCGACCAGCAGCGCGCCGACATGATGGAGGCGCTGTATCAACGCAGCGGCCGTCAGGAGTTGCCGTATGGCCATCCACTGCGTGGCACCCTCACCGGCCTGTGGGAGGAGTTTGCGCTCGACATCGCCGCAAACTTCCGTGACACGGACTACGCCACACTGCTCGACCGAGTGGTGAAGGCAATGGATGAGGCCGAATCGGTGATGACGCAGAAGCAGGCGCAACAGGCCATTGAGGTGTGCCGCCAGGTGCTGATGGGTGAGAAGTGGCGGTGAAGGCGCCGACCAGCACCAGCTTCAAGCCAGGCCATGTGCCCGGCAACGCTGTATTGACGCCGCAGAACGCCATCGACATCCGCAAGCTGTACGCCAGCGGCTGGACAATCAAACAGCTGACCGCCATCTATGGGATCAGCTTCACCCACATCCACAACATCATCACCCGCAAGAAATGGAAGAACGCAGAACAGCAAGCGACCTCGTGAACCACCCCCCGCACTATCAGGCGGGCACTATCGAGGCCATCGACTTCATCGAGTCGGTGATCGCCGATGCACCGCACATGGTCCCGGCATACCTGCAGGGGCAGGCGCTCAAGTACATGATCCGCATGTGGCTCAAGGGGAACGCGCTCGAGGATGCCCTGAAAGCGGAGTGGTATCTGAATCGACTCATTGCCAAGATGGAGTCATGCTCGAACATCTCCGCCTGAACTGGCTTGAGCGACAAGCGCTGCGGATCCTATGCCGCAGCGAGCGCATCGGCCTGCTGGTGGTGAAGCGCCACGGCTCTCGGATGGTCTTCATCGTGCGGGATCAGACCGATCCGATCGACATCACGCAGGCCGATGAACCGCTATCGATGCAGCTCGAGCGGTTGTATCACCAGCCGAGCTATGGAGAGGATGAATGATCAGGTTGCACGCTGGCCGATTACTGCTGGTGTGCGACCGCATCGATCGGACATGGCACGCACGCGTGATCCTTGGTCCGAAGGCTGAGCACCAAGTCGAGGTGGACACTGGCACCAACAGCCTGCACGATGCGCTGCTGAAGGCTGAGGCAGTCTTCCAGGCGGCGGTGGCCAGCATCAGACCGGAGACGGCCAGCGTGATGTGCTGGGACTGCATCCAGTGGGAGATGAGCACACAGCGTTGCGATTTGCTGCTGCCTGAAAGCAAACGAAGTGGCGGGCGCTACGCGGTGAGTTGCGACTTCTTCCAGCGGGCACTGCCGGCGGCAGACTGATAGAGGCCGCCAGGTCGCCGTGTCAAAGCGTGAGTTCAACACGCCTATCCGTGAGCCGTGGAATGTGCTCATCCATCAATCGCTGCAGGCAATCGACCGGCATAACCGGCTTTGGTTTGACTCCGGCGATGAATGGCACCTCCAGCAGGCGCAGGTGCTGCGCGACTATGTGGCAGGCCTAAAGACATGGATCCATCGCGAGGAGGCACGGCAATGTTCGGACCTGAAGTGATCAGCCGGACTGATCGAGACGGCGGCTACATCGAGGTGCTGATGCCTGTGAAGGGTGAGGTGTACTACCGGAGTTGTGTCGGTGGCGTATGCCGGTATAGCTCGGACTGGTTTCAGGCAGAGATCTACCTCAATCAGATGCTGCGGCCATGAAGTACCCGCCGGTGGTGATCTTCGGCCTGACGTGGCTAGGCGGCATGTTGCTCGCCACTATCTGGTTGACGATGTTCTGAGCTGGTGATCCACTGCACGATCGCCCACTCGCCAAGCGCCGACCAGAACGGCTGAGCGCGATACCAGTCAACCCATGGTTTGTGGCCTTTCTGGCTGTTGCACATCAGGCAGCAGGAGACCAGGTTCTCGCGGACCGTCAGCCCACCGTGGACCTTAGGAACGACGTGATCGAGGGTGGGACTGCGGCCGAGGGGATCGTTGCAATAGGCGCACCTATATCCCCAGCGGAGGTGGATCTGATCACGAGCCGAGCGGCGTGTGACCAGCCGGGTTTCGTCAATGTGGTGCTGATCCACACAGGTCTACGGGGAGGGTGAACAGCTCGATGCCCAGCTCTAGGAGATCTTCCTCGTTGTGGACGAACTCAGCGATCTGGGAGTAAATGTCAGCCGGCAGCTCCTCGGGATCGGTTTCGGAGCGCACCAGCACCTTGGCGGTGATCTCCACGATGTACGCCCGCATGGGCGGCAGCCCCGGCTGGCTAAACGGTAGCGGGTGAGACGGGATCGGCAGATGTGACAGTTCGTTAACGTGCCCTGCATCTGGGGCACTGTGCCCTGCCGACGGGGTATAGTTCACACATCAACGCACCGGACCAATGACCCGCCGCCCCTCCATCACCGACAACATGACCGCCGCCGAGCTGGCCGCATGGAAAGCCAACAACCGCAAGCCTTCGACCGTCATCATTGAAGTCGCCAAGCCTGCCCGCAAGTCCCAGCGCCAAGAGTGGCAAGAGTTTCGCAATGAGACCCTTGGCATGATCGAGGCCGCCAAGCGCGAGCGTCACTTCCACATCCTCCCCCAACTGATGCAGCGCCTCAACACCGCCAACGAGATGCTCAACAACCGGGCGCTGGCCTGATCCCATCCGGGGCGCTCCGGCGCCCCTAACCTCCTCCCATGACCTACATCCTCCGCATCGGTCCGTGGCATATCGGACCGTTCACCACCCACATCGCTGCCACCACCTTCGCGGAGCAGCACGGCTGCGACGATTACACGATGATCCCGCTGGATGATCCGGCTGAAGCACCCGGCAACATCTACCGGCTACGGATGGCGCCGCTGCAGCATTCGATGGCGCGCTAGCCCTTGCTGCCCGTGACGCCGAGATCGGCGTTGTAGCGCCCTGTGGCGGCATAGCTCCGATCCGGTCGACCGCTCACCAGCAGGAACTTCATCTGCCCGATGCGTAGGCCAGGCCAGATTGGCAGTGGATGCATCCGGCGGCCATTCTTCAGTTCCATGGTGAGCCTGCTGCCATACCAACCCGGATCGCACCATCCGGCCTCAGCGTGATCCCAGCCTTCGCGTGCGCGACTCGACTTGAGAACGAACTGCGCACCGACGTGATCGGGCAGGTTGAAGATCTCCCTGGTTTCCGCTAGGAACCACTCCCCCGGCTGAATCCAGAACGGATCCTCCTGCGTATGGCCGGTAATGCCAAGGATCTGCAGCTCAGGGTGGCCTGCCACCTCGATCATGATCCGATCGCCCAGCGTCACGTCCAGGCTGGCTGGGTTCAGGTGATCATCGATGTACGGCGTGACCATCGCCTCCTGCTTGCACAGGCGGCAGATCTCATGATCAGGTAGGAGCATCAGGTGTAATCCCAGCGGCGGCGCTTGCCATCAGCGCGGCGGCCAAGATGGATGAAGGCCGGTGCAGCGTAGCCGAGGCTGAATGGCCAGTTCTCATCACACCACTTCTCGACAGCTTTCATGTCGGCGCCATCGATCACGAAGTCGACTGCACCAACGCCAGGTGCTGAGTAGAGGTGCTCGCTGTTGGTGGCACCGCCCACCGACGCATTGATCGCTGCCGGCCTATAGCCGCTGGTGAGGATGATGCTCTTGCTGCCAAACCGTTGCCGCACACGTTCGAGGAACGCCGCCAGCTCCGCTGCAGTATTCACCTGATACTGATGCCGGAATCGACGCGCCTCCTGATCGAGCGCGAACTCACCGAGCCGGATGTGCGGGGTGATCCGTGCGCTGAACGATGAGTCAGGCGTCAGCCTGGCAGGTTCCTGCTGCACCTTCGGCCGATGGTCACCCCACAGCTCGCCTTCTGCTTTACGGCGCCGGAGCAGGCCAGTTTCGACATTGCTGCCAGGGTTCCTGTACAACTCCATGGTCGTCGGCACTTGATCCCATGCCTGCTCGCGCAGCACCTTGCTGATCGTCTCGAAACCGGGCGTGCCATAGAAGCCAGCACCGAGGTTGTAGGCAAAGCTCACCAGCGCCGATCGCTGGTTGTCATCCATCACCTTCCAGTGCGGGATGGTGCTGGCCAGCTTGTCGGCAATACGATCCACCTCAAGCCGCAGCATCATGTCGGCCTCGATCATGGTGATCTTGTCGCCGCGCTTCACCGGCACGCCACCGCTATAGCGGGTGGTGCCGTAGCCGATCGTCCATGGATCGCCACCGCTAAGCGGATCGGGGTATGCAGAGAGATGCACACCCTCGAACTGCTTGATCAGGTTGATGCCAGCCGATAGATCGACCTGCTTGCCATCTTGCGACCAAGCCTCGAACCATGGCCGATCACGCCGCATCGCCTCCTGGTAGCCATTGGCGGCAAGGTCCTGCTCGAGCAAGCTGATCGCCGCGGCCTGATGGGGGAGTCCCTTGTAGTACCGGAACAGAGCCTGCAGTGTG